TCATTTCAAGACACAGAAACATAATTTGAGACTACATTTAGAGAAGAACTACCGAGATAATATCCATTATATAAAATCACCACTTAAAGTGGTAGACGCTACGAAAAAACAAAATGGAGGGCAAAATCGCATCGTCTACATGCTGACTGAAGAAGCATTTGAACTCTTCAAGAACTCGTTTAATTTCAGAAACAAATACCTTGTTACTGCGTCAGAGCAAATACAAGTTGTCAAATTCCCAATGTGCATCGAAGGTCAGACCATCGGGTTTATTGAAAATGCGTTTCAAGGTTTACGCGCGATGTCGCGTCAGTTCCGAATTGGTCCGTATTTTGCGGATTTGTGCTTCACAGACGATTTGATTGTAATAGAGTGTGATGAATATGGACATCACGACCGGTATGAGGCGGAGGAGGTGGCGAGAGAGGACTTCATCAAGAATCAAGGTTACGCAATGATTCGCTATAATCCGAACGAAGCAGGGTTTGACTTGTCGAACGTGTTGAATCGGATAAATAGGAGGATATTGTCGCTTTTATAAATCAAAAGCGGATTTTATAAAAGCGATGGGTCGGAATACGGTCGCTTTTACATTCGAAAAGCGATATTTATGAAAGCGATGGTGGAATCCGGTGGCGCTTTTATATAAAAAAGCGAAAAATCGTGTTAAAATGCTAATTTTGGCATCTTGCTTTGGACACGCCCAAAGCAACTTTCCATCACCACTTACTCTTCTTCACGTTAATCTTCGGCGCCTTACTGTTTTTCGCAGCATTAGGGTCATACGACTGTTCGCCTTCATCATCAGAACCGAGATTCTTTGATATTTCCCAGAACTCTTTACTGCCCAGCTTGAATGGCCCGTGCTGTTGTGCCTTATACCAGAAGATTTGGTCTTGTAATTTGTTCGATTTCGCGTTATTATTGATGACCAGACACTCATAATTCTCAGTACACTGGTCCATGACCTGAGTAAAGCTCTCAAAAGTGGGGAACATGCCAGCATAGTTGTCATAGATTCGCTTACGATTCGCAATATATGGCTCGCGGAGAATAAAAACGTAGTCGATATTCGTGCGGAGATTTGGAGGGATACCCAGGGGATATTGCATTGTGATGACTAACATGACCTTCCAATGACGCCCGTTCATAAAGAGGAGCCGCATCATCACGTCCTTCGTCCATTTGTTATCATACAGACAATCATCCAGAACGACAAATGTACGAGGGTCAATGGATGATTTCTTGTATGTATCCATATCTTTTTTGACCTGCTTTAACACAGCTTTTTGGCGCTTGAGAATATTTTCTATGATTGCGGTGTTATACGCGTCATGGATGAATAGTTTTGGCACATGGGCTGCGAAGAACCCGTTACCTGCTTCTGTTCCTGAGATGACGGTTCCAATGGGGATATCTTGATGGTGAAACATAAGGTCCTGCACGAGGAAACTTTTGCCGGTATCACGACGTCCAATGAGAACGATTACTGGGCCCTTGTTTTCATCAGGGCGAAAACTGATGGCCTTCATATCGAACTTGGCGAGTTCTAAATTCATGGTGATGTATGCACGGAGAATACCGATTGTATGTAATGTAATGGAATGGAATGAAATGTAATGTAATAAAAATGGAAAATATTATTTTTATGACATTTATACGAATGGAATGGAATGGAATGCAATGGAATCGAATGGAACGCCCGTTTAAATCGAATATAAAACTTCTAGGTATCAATCATATTACATTTAGGAACAAATATGTCATCTTCGCCTACGTCTACGCCGGCATCCACGGCATCCACGGCATCCACTGCATTTCAGCTTCATTACCGAAAACATAAATATACGCCGGAGACAATTGAACCCGCATTATTGTATGATATCCAGAATTATATTCCGATTTACTCGCGATTCTTCGGTATCAATGAAACCAACTATAACGGAATCCAGTTGAATCAAAAGTATTATTTACAAAACATTATATCGCATCCATCGCAGATTATGGAGAGTGGGCGTGACGACCGCGACGACCACGACGACCACGACACGAGTCGCTCTCTAAACCATTTGGAAACAATCATTGCTGACGACAATGGCAACACAAGTAATGTCCCTATATTTGTGAAGTATTCGCCATTATTGGACCCTATCCGATATCTCTCTGGAAAGTATCAAGTTCAGGGGAATAAGACGCGCACTCTTCCTAAATACAATTCTACACTGGATGAATGTGAAGAGAAGATGTTGAATACAAACAATACGTCCTATGTTGATGGGTTCTTCTCGTATTTGACAAGTCGCGCACTTCATACCCATGGAGTCGTCCACGGAGTCGATTATTATGGTAGTTACCTCTGTAAACAACGCGAATTTTCCACGAACGTATTCGACGACATCGATTATCTAGTCGGGTGCTCTTTTTTCAACAACTATGAAAACGACCTTTTTTCGATTGATTACTCTCAATTCGGAGATGATATCGAGGGCAGTGATCTCTCGGATGTCAATATGAATAAGATGATGAAGATTCGAAACAAAATGAAATCAATTATTGGGCCAACCGGTCAAGACAGTTATCTACAAACCGACGATGATTATCATAATATGAAAAATCGTATCAACATATTGGACCATATTTCCGAGTCCGAGTCGGGGATATGCGACGATACGGTTACGATTGAACCTGTCTCCGTTGATACGCTGAATGCTGACACGGTTGACCGTATTCAAAACGATACACGCGCAGACGCCCTCGAAGTCGTCGACGTAGTCGTAAATGATGATGAAACCGATACGATTTCGAGTGTTGCATTACACCCCAAAAATCAAACACGAGACCATGATGAAATGAGTGATAGTGATTCATCGCAGTCAAACTCGTCGTATACTACAATGAGTAATGACGACGACGACGACGACCTTAATGAACCGGATTCAATTCAAGTGGATGATTCATCATTCGATGAAAAGGGTGGTGACGGCGGCAAGGGCGGCGGCAAGGGAGATGGCGAGGGAGATGGCGAGGGCGAGGGCGAGGGCAAGGACGAGGGCGAGGAGAGCGGTAGCGGAAGCAGCGACGAAAGCGGGAGTGAAAGCGGCAGTGACAGTGGCAGCGGCAGCGGCAGCGACAGCGACACCGGAAGTTATGACAGCGACGACGAACAAATCATTGTGAAAATCAAGGACTTTCCTATTCAGGCAATCCTCCTTGAAAAATGCGTAAGCACACTCGACCGTATTATGATGACTGATGAACTCACGAAAGAAGAGTGGTCGTCGATTCTATTTCAAATCATTATGACGCTTATCATGTATCAAAAAATGTTCGAGTTCACGCATAATGACCTTCATACAAATAATGTAATGTTCATTGAAACGACGGAGGAGTTCCTTTATTATTTCTACGAAGACCAATACTATAAGGTCCCCACATATGGTCGCATATTCAAAATCATCGATTTCGGTCGTGCAATCTACAAATTCCGAGGCGAACTCATTTGTAGCGACAGTTTCCATCCCAAAGGCGACGCTGCCACGCAGTACAACTTCCCACCCTATTATAACCCCGACAAACCAACAGTTGAACCTAATTTCAGTTTCGATTTGTGCCGATTTGCATGCGCACTCTTCGATTATTTCATCTATGATTTGCGTAAAGTGGAAAAACTGTGCAAATCTGACCCGATTATCAAGTTGGTCGTACAATGGACGACGGATGACAAGGGACGCAATGTGCTCTACAAATCGAATGGGGAAGAGAGGTATCCCGATTTTAAACTCTATAAGATGATTTCGCGGTCGGTGCATGGTCACATTCCATCGAACGAGATTCATAATCCGCTTTTTGATACGTATAAGATAACGCATAAAAAATATAAGAAGCACGCTGCGTTGTCTGCGAAATTCCTGAAAGACGGTCGAAATACGCATATTCTTATGAATGTCGACACACTGCCTAGTTATTCTGGCGGCTGTTCAGAAACCTCGCCCGGTGAGCAGGAAGTCCATTCTTCGCAATAAATTCGATATTCCTCATGGTCCATCCCATGCTTGCGCCAGAATGACCGGTTTTCATATTGTCTCCGACAAGTGTAACAATGTTGTCATCGCCATAACTGAACTGGAAACCGCGGTCGGAAGGTGGGCTGTATTGTGAGAGGTACTTCCAAACATTGATTTCCTTGTCACGGACCTCGGGTAATTCGCTGGCGAGAAGAATTGCGCGCATTCCGTCGCGAATCATATCTTCGGACCATTTGTCATTGAAATACGAGAGGTCGCATTGATTCACGGACTCCAAGGTAAGAGGCCAGTATTCTTCTTCATTGGCGGCAGCGGCGGCGGTGGCGATAGACATTACACGAATGAATGAATCATGCGTCCGATATATCATAAACATAACAGTTCAATTTTATGTTTATGGCGTGAATATTAGCATTCGGATTCCATTCCATTCCATTCCATTCCATTCCATTCCATTATAATCGGGCAACCACTTTATCCAATATCACACCAACGACGACCCCAAGTGATAAACTACCTGATATAAACCCGACAATTGCAGTAACCAATGTAATAATCCATCGCCTATCAAATGACTGTGGTTTGAATATACTATCCCAGTCACCAGTCTTATACACGACAAGCAACATGACGCCGACCACAGCAGCAATCGGAATCTCATTTATGGCGCGACTAAAGAATAGACCGATTACAATAAAAAGAATACTAGTTATCACAGATGAAAACTGGGTTTTGGAACCGTTGAATAAGTTCAATTTGCTTTGACCAACTAGTACACATCCACCAAACCCACCAGTTAGACCAGTCGCCACATTTGCGATACCTTGAACGACACTCTCACGAAAAGAGTCCCCCTTCATACCCAACGCACTTTCTGCGTCTCTTACCATAATAAGTGACTCTAATAGTCCAGTAAACGCCATCGCGGCCGAGAAAGGTAACATCTTCAGAAGACTTTCCGCGTCATATTTAATGGTATTCGACGATATGGAATCGAGTGATATGATGGAAGGTAGTTCTGACTTTACATCTCCGATGTCTTTTACCCGGTCAATGTTATAATACTTGGTAAAAATATAAATAAACGCTGTTATCGCAAACATAGATACAAGTCCACCGGGAATATGAATGTGTTGGTCTTTGCTGTGTGTGATTTTTATCACACCAAAGAATGCAATTAGAGTAGATATAATCGTAAAAAGGGTTGTATTCGCCATTTTTAAACCAGTTAACCATTTATGGTCTTTGTCCTTGAAATTATCCAGTTGATGAATTGCAATAAGTCCAGCTAATGCTACCAAAAACCCAGACATAATATGTTTGGGTACATACGTTACATACTTGTAAAGACCGGTTACAGCTGCCAAAATCTGCATGAACCCGCCGGCAATCACAGTCGGAATAATATATTGTTTGCCTAATAAGGTCGATACGCCTGCGATAGAAGTCGCCACTGCAGCAGTTGAACCCGAAATCATTGTTGGCATTCCTCCAAACAATGACGTGATAAGCGACATCACCATTGTATTTTGTAATCCAGTATTTGGCGATAATCCCATGATAAATGCGAACGCAATCGATTCAGGAATCAATAATAATGCAATCGTGAGACCGGATAAAAACTCATTGACGAGTTGTGTGGGTGATGACGCAGATATGGTATTCATTTTATAAATCAAGTAAATATACTAATATATACGGATAAAATATTCCAGATTCTAGTAGTTAGATGTGTCAATCACAAACATATTGGCCATATTGGCACGCCCATCATGAGCTGTAATCCATATAAACATTATATCCGTTATTTATTTATTGCGATTGTATATACGATGGCACGCGATACGATTAGAATCGAAGGCGTTACATATGATATAACTAATTTTAAGCATCCTGGTGGCAATATTATTCAGTACGCCAAGGATTCGCCGGATGCAACTGAGATATTTCGCGAGTTTCATCATCGGTCATCGAAAGCAAGCAAGATTCTTCGTTCATTGCCGGTGTACCACGACGGGGATGGCGACGACGACGGCGGCGACGCGCGCCTCGAATGTTCGCATTTGCTCACGGAACGTCAACAAGAAATGACAACGGATTTCCGAGAGATGCGAGCGAACCTCATCAATCAGGGTTGCTTTGAACCGGATTATATCCACGTCTATTTCCGTTTATTAGAACTCGCATTTTACTTTGGTCTAGGAACATGGTTCGCTTCTTATAATATTTATGCATCCATTCTCTCGTTCATCGCATTTAAGACCCGATGCGGCTGGGTTCAACACGAATGCGGGCATCTCAGTTTCACCGGTATCCGCCCGATTGACCGCGCAATCCAGACATTTACCATGGGATTCGGCGGCGGTGTAAGTTCGTCCGTATGGAACTCGATGCATCAGAAACATCATGCCACACCGCAAAAAATCAAGCATGATATTGACCTGGATACGACACCATTCGTCGCATTTTTTAATCGCGCATTTGAAGAGAATACGAATGGAAAAGCGGCTGTGCGATTTATGAATCGATGGTGGATGCGAATGCAGGCGTGGACATTTTTGCCCGTCGTCAACGGATTATTGGTTCATTTATTCTGGACATATTATCTTCACCCGAAGAAGGTCATCACGCGTTTATCTTCCGTGAAAACGAAAATGGCGATAGTAGAAACCGCATTTGAGGCCGTATGTATGTCGGCGTCGCACATTGTATTACCGTATATATTTTATACAGGTAGCGCAGTTGGTGGCGCAGGGTTCCTCTGGTGCTATTTTCTGTTGATGGTGACCAATTTCTGGAATTTCATCTATCTTTTCGGGCATTTTTCTCTATCGCATACATTTACGGATGTTATTCCGGAAGACAAACATCTTCTTTGGTTTGAGTATGCATTGGACCATACTGTGAATATTTCGACCAAATCCCCCTTGGTGTCATGGATAATGGGATACCTCAATTTCCAGATTGAGCATCATCTGTTTCCTTCGATGCCGCAGTATAAGAATGCGGTTGCTGCACCGTATGTTCGCGCGTTTTGCGAGAAATGGTCGCCTCATCTGAAATACACGGAGCATTCGTATAAGCATGCATGGTGGTTGATGTTGTCCAACTTGCACCAGGTTGGAAAGCATTATTATGAACATGGCGTTGATGCATTGCCGTCACCGTCGTCACCGTCGTCACCGCACGACCATCTGGATTAACCAGGTCGGTCGACCGGCGTGCAATTAGAACCCAGGTGTGTCTACAAATACGGCTGGCGCACCGCCGCCATCGCCACTGCTACCGCCGATACCGCCGCCACCACTGATATTCTCGAATTGATTCAATACAAACACGCCTAATACAGCAGAAATACAAACCATAATAGAATCACGAACAAGTACCTTTACCGGTTTCTGATTTTCAGGGTCTACGAATCGCATTTCCATGAATTTTAATAAAAAATATACGACGGATACGACGATACCGACGACGACAATCTTAGTAGGGTCAACCATGTATATACTTCTAAATAAACGTATATACATAGAATATCACTTATTTATCATAAATAATACGAAATACCTATGTCTGGAATGCCATCAATACTGGCGGATAGCAAAGGTACATCACCCCGCCACCGATTGCTAAAAACACAAATGAAAATATAAAAATAAGTAGGTCAATGATGACAATATTATTGTACCACTTCTTCTCTTCTTCACTTTCTTCTTCGTCGTCCATACGATACTGCTACTAATATAACCATCATAAAATACTTGGGTTGGCTAAACTCTACATATTTATTTACGCCAACACTTCAATATCGTCTAATAATGGGGGTGCGTTTATATTTTGAGTGTCATTCAATGTATGAATATCCAGCATATCTAATTTGATATCCCCGCCGATTTTTAGACGACCGTCGTCGCCGTCGCCATCGTCGTCACCATCGGCGTCGGCATCCGGAGACATATATTCATTTATTCTCTCGCTCGAGTCCGTTTCAAAGGTTCGCACATGATTCTCACCGAAGGATACGCCACTGTTTGCTGCAATCGAATTGTTGTTGTCATTATTGTTATTGTTATTGTTATTGTTATTGTTATTTTCGGGTGAACTGCTTCCATTCAACTCCCCCACAAAATCTAGATTCTCAATCGGGGTATTGTTCGATGCGCCGTCGCCCCCGTCGCCACCGTCGCCCCCGTCTTCGCTTGATACACGGTCGCGCTCCCGTTCACGGTGTCTACGACGGCGCGTAGATGACTGATGTGTTCGCCGCCTCGCCGAGAGATTGGCGTCCTCTTCCGAGAGAATCGGCTCTTGTTTGATAACCTCCTCATTTTCAGTGACTTCCACGACATCTTCAATCGTTTCTTCTAAATACATCTTGATTAAGTCTTCGACAGGGATATTGTCGCGGATGGTATTATA